AACGGTGGCACCACGGGTGGCGTGGCTGGCACTTGGGTGCAGATCGTCGCTGTTGCCGCGCTGAAGTACATGGTCACCGGCACCGTGAATGGCACGGGCATTGTTGCCACTCCGTTTGCAACCTCTTAATAGGGCCGCATCATGACGATGCAATATGACGTTAAGTCAACCCACCTAAACGCCTCGGGTTCCGTTTTCGGTTCCCGGGCGCGTATCAAGGGGTTTTCCATCTGTGCGACTGCCAGCCTTGCTGGCACGTTGCTGCTAAAAGATGGCGGCTCTGGTGGCACGACCATGATTGAAATCGACATCCCCTCTAACTCCAACCCGAACTCCTTTTATGTTCTGGTGCCGGGTGAAGGGGTGCTGTGCGCGACCAATATCTATGCAACGTTGACGAACATCGCCAGCGTCACGGTGTTCTATGGCTAAGACCGCAGCATGGACTCGCAAGGAAGGCAAGAACCCCAAAGGCGGTCTGAACGCCAAGGGACGAGCCTCCTACAACGCAGCCAATCCGGGCAAGCCCGGGTTGAAGGCCCCTCAACCAGAGGGCGGCAAACGCCGCGACTCTTTCTGTGCCCGGATGACTGGCATGAAGAAAAAGCTGACCTCGGAAAAGACCGCGAACGACCCCAATAGCCGGATCAACAAGAGCCTTCGGGCTTGGAAATGCTGACATGACTGAGAAAACAGAGGCTGTTAAAAACGTGCTGGACTTCGTGGCTGTGTTCACGGCGCTTGGCGCTTTCTTGCAGATTCTCACCCCGGTGTTTGGTCTGATCGGCGCTATCGTGGGCGTCATGCGCATCTACGAGATGGCTACCGGGAAAGAGTTTTCTACGCTTTGGCGCAAGAAGGCAGACGATGCCGAGCACGAGTAAGAAGCAGCACAATTTCATGGCAGCGGTGGCTAACAGCCCCGCGTTTGCCAAGAAGGCCGGAGTCCCCGCGAGCGTGGGGAAAGAGTTTCTCAACGCGGACAAGGGCCGCACATTTTCTAAAGGTGGCGACATGAAAGAGTCCAAGGCGATGGTTAAGAAGGAAATCGGCTTCATGAAGAAAGCCGGTGCTCCCAAGTCCATGATCAAGCATGAGATGGGCGAGATGAAGATGGCCAAGGGCGGCATGACCAAGATGGGTTCTGTCCGCACCGCTGCTCCCAGCAAAGACGGCATCGCGTCCAAGGGTAAGACCAAGGGCAAGATGGTCAAGATGGCCTACGGCGGCAAAACCTGCTAAGGAGCCGTCGTGGTAAAACGCAAATCCTCTTACGCTGACGGCGGCATTTCGTCGGATGACGTTGCCGAAGCCGTAAAAAAAGTGGCCATGTACCCGTTGGAAACCGCCACTAAAGCTGCACGTGCCGCTGCGCCGGCAGTAAAAAAAGTGGCCATGTACCCGTTGGAAACCGCCACTAAAGCTGCACGTGGTGCTGCTTCAGCGCTAGGTAATACCCGGGGCGGTTTAGGTTCATCCGCAGCGCGTGCCGGTGCAGCCGCGTCTAGAAACCTTGAGGGCTTTCGCCCGGACGACATGGTGGACGCCGAGATTGCGCGCAAGGTCGATGCGGATATGGCGGCTGAAAAAGCCAACAAGCGCGAGGTTGATTACAAAAAAGGCGGCGTTACCCGTGCAGACGGCTGCATCACCAAAGGCCACACTAAGGGCAGGATGGTTTAATCATGGGCATCAAACTCAGTGACGTTTCGCCGCTGGCAGGCATGCTGACTGGCAAGGGCGCAATGGGCAAAGCCATGCGCCAAGGTTTTGGCGGGATGATTCCTGCCGCCATTGCACGCGACGCCTACTCTGACGAGGAAGACCGGCAAAAGCAGGCGCAGCTTGCCGCGCAGATGTCCTCGAACGGGGTGCGCATGAAAAAGGGCGGCGTGACTCGCGCTGACGGCTGCATCACCAAAGGCCACACCAAAGGCAGGATGGTGTAACCATGGCCACCATGAAGTCCGCCAAGCAGATGTACGACGCCATGCTTACGGAGCCTTCAAAACCGTCTATGGCACATAGCACCAAGGCTATGAACATGGCGGACAAGATGTTTGAAGTCCCGAAAGACAAGAAGATGGCCAAGGGCGGCTGCTGCCGTGGCGATGGCATCGCGCAGCGCGGCAAGACGAAAGGCAGAATCGTATGATGGCCAGTCGCGGTATGGGCGCTATCGCCCCCAGCAAGATGCCCAAGGGGGTCCGTAAATCTCGGAGAGACGACACGGATTTCACGGAATATGCTGAGGGCGGCAAGGTCAACGCTGCGGGCAACTACACCAAGCCGGGGATGCGCAAGTCGCTGTTTGAGTCCATCAAGGCTCAAGCGGTGCAGGGCACGGCGGCAGGTCAGTGGAGCGCGAGAAAAGCGCAGCTTTTGGCCAAGAAGTACAAAGCCAAGGGTGGGGGTTACCGAGATTGAAAGCGCCGCAGCAATCGCTCAAGGATTGGACCGCCCAGAAGTGGAGGACTAAGTCCGGTAAACCGTCTTCCAAGACCGGTGAGCGATACCTGCCTGAGAACGCGATCAAGTCCCTGAGCCCTGCGGAGTATGCAGCCACAACCCGGGCCAAGCGTGCGGGTAAGGCGGCGGGCAAGCAGTTTGTAGCGCAGCCCAAGACGGTGGCTAAGAAGACAGCGAGGTTCCGGTAGATGGAGCTTCCTAAAGTAACTCCTGTCGTGCAGTTTGTGACTGCCGCATTTGCGCTTGTAGTTGGCGGCTACACGGCAGGGGATAAGTTTGGGTGGTTTCAACGAACCATTTTGGAATGGGCACCAGAACACTTTAAGATTGCTCCAGCAAAAATTGGTGAGCCGGTTAACGTCACTGTGGCCCGGATCAAGAAGCGGGATGATTGTTCAGTTGAAGGTTTTGAACCTACCGTCAGGGATTCTGCTGGCATGATTCACGCCGCGACTCCAAGCATGACCAAGTTTACCGGCCCTGCTGGCCCTGAGATTGACACGTTTACCTATCAACTAAAGCTGTCCAACAAAGAGCCAATTGCGCCGGGAAAGGCGACCTTGTTGGCAACAATCAAGTACAAGTGCCCCGAGGGGGAGCGCACAATAACGTACCCTCGGCATAAAAATCTGTCATTTGTGTTGGAAAAATAATGGCCACCTCTGGAACCTCCAACTTCAACCTCGACCTCTCCGAGATCGTTGAGGAGGCGTTTGAGCGTTGCGGCTCGGAGCTGCGCACGGGCTATGACCTCAAGACCGCCCGCCGGTCTTTGAACCTGTTGTTTGCCGACTGGGCCAATCGGGGCGTGAACATGTGGACGTTCGAGCAGGGCACCCAAACCCTGACTCCGGGCACCGCCACCTACCCGCTGCCTGCCGACACGGTGGATTTGTTGGAGCACGTGATTCGGACCGGCGCTGGCAACGTGTCCACACAGGCAGACCTGACGATCACGCGTATTAGTGTTTCTACCTACGCCACCATCCCCAACAAGTTGCAGCAAGGTCGTCCCATCCAGATTTGGATTGAGCGCCTGAACACCCCGCAGTTCACTGTCTGGCCGGTGCCGGACAGCGCTCAGACCTACCAGCTTGTCTACTGGCGGCTTCGCCGCATTCAAGACGCTGGCAACGGCACCAACACCATGGACATGCCGTTCCGGTTCATCCCCTGCATGGTTGCTGGACTGGCCTACTATCTGTCGATGAAGGTCCCGGGTGCCACTGAGCGGATGCAGGTGCTCAAGGCGCAGTATGACGAGGCGTGGGCGCTGGCTGCCGAGGAAGACCGGGAAAAGGCCGCTGTGCGGTTCGTCCCGCGCCGACAGTACTTGGGTAGCGGCACCTAATGGCTAATCGGTTTGCTTCAGGCAAAAACGCCATCGCCATGTGCGATAGGTGCGGGCAGCGCTTTAAGCTGACCGAGCTGAAGACGGAGATCATCAAGACCAAGCGGTATCAACTGCTGGTCTGCGGCTCTTGCTGGGACCCGGATCAGCCTCAGCTCCAGTTGGGCATGTATCCTGTAGATGACCCACAGGCGCTCAGGAACCCCCGCCCGGACAGCACGTATCAGGTTGCCGGTACTGGGCCTGACGGGTACACGACGGGTGGTAGTCGGATCATCCAGTGGGGCTGGAACCCTGTTGGGGGATCATCGTTTTTTGACGCGGCGCTGACACCAAATAACTTGGTTTTGTCAGTGCAAATTGGTACAGTAACGGTTGCAACGACGTAAGGAGTCGATCATGGACGCAAAGACCGCTGTTCGTAAACACGAGAAGAACATGCACCCGGGCAAGCCCCCGACCAAACTCAAGGCTGGCGGCAAGACCAACGCCGACATGCTCAAGTACGGGCGCAACATGGCCAAGGTCATGAACCAGCGTAGCTCTGGCCGCAAGGGAGGCTGATATGGCAACCTACAAAACGCCCAAGACTGTGGCTACCCCTGTGGTTGGCCAGATGCCAGTCAAGGAAGCGCTCAAAGAGAACGTCTCTGTGGCCAACCAACGCTCGAACGAGTACAACGGGGTGAAAACCTCGGGTATCAAAATTCGTGGCACGGGCGCGGCTACCAAAGGTGTGATGGCTCGCGGCCCGATGGCCTGAGGACGGCATGAACTACACCCAGTTGACCGCTGCAATCTGCGACTACACGCAGAGCTTTGAATCGGACTTTGTTGCAAACATCCCGGTGTTTGTGAAGCAGGCCGAGCAGCGCATCTACAACACGGTGCAGTTCCCGGTACTGCGTAAGAACGTCACGGGCTCCACATCCTCCAGCAACAAGTACCTGTCTTGCCCGGGCGACTTTCTGTCCGTCTATTCGATGGCTGTGATTGACGCGTCGGGCAACTATGAGTACCTGCTGAACAAGGATGTAAGCTTCATCCGTCAGGCGTACCCCAACCCCAACACCACAGGCGTCCCCAAGTACTACGCGCTGTTTGGCCCCACGACCACCAGCGGCCCGAGCCCTGTGTTGACGGACGAGCTTAGCTTCATCCTTGGCCCCACGCCAGATGCCGTCTACAGCGTCGAGCTTCACTACTTCTTCTATCCGGAGTCGATTACGGTCGCTGCGGACGGCCAGACTTGGCTGGGTGACAACTTCGACACGGTGCTGCTGTACGGCTCGCTGGTTGAAGCGTACACCTACCTCAAGGGCGAAACCGATCTGATGGCGCTGTACGACGGCAAGTACAAGGAAGCGCTTTCGTTGGCCAAGCGTCTGGGTGATGGTCTGGAGCGCAGCGATGCGTACCGCAGCGGTCAGGCTCGCATGGCTCCTCTGCCGCAGAATAACGGAGTTGCCTGATGGCCTTCACAGGTAACTTTGCCTGCAACACGTTCAAGACGGGGCTGATGAAGGGCACCTTCGACTTTGATGTCGATACCTACTACATCGCCCTGTACACCAACGCAGCCACCTTTGATTATTCGACCACGGCCTACACCACGACGGGTGAGGTGGTTGCGTCTGGATACACCGCAGGTGGTGAGCCTCTAACGGTGACTGTGACTCCAACAATCGGGACCACCGGGACGGTGGCCTACATCTCGTTCAGTAATGTCTCGTGGACCGCAGCGTTTACAGCTCGCGGTGCGCTCATCTACAAGCCCGGGGATAACGGGGCTATCTGCGTGCTAGACTTTGGAAGCGACAAGACTTCCACGACGACGTTCACGGTGCAGTTCCCCGCTGCCACCAACACTTCTGCAATCATCCGAATCGCGTAAGGAGCGACCATGTCTAACGAAATTGCTAAAGCCTCTGATGCTGTTGCTGGCGGTCTGGTCGCTGGTACCCGTCACACCGAAACTGCCAAGGCCACGGGCCGGTTCCGCATGGAATGCTACGACAAGGACGGCCTGCTCAAGTGGTCCGCCGAGTCGCAGAACCTTGTTGTGAACGTCGGTCTTCAGTACATGGCAGGCACCGCCCTGACCAGCACGACCCAGATCACCACTTGGTACATCGGCCTGTACGGCGCTGGCGCTTCTAACACCCCGGCGGCTGGCGACACGATGTCCTCCCACGCTGGCTGGACTGAAGTCACCCCGTACGCTGGTGCGCGTC